AGAAGGAAAAGCAGAAGGAAAGACAATAAACCAGATGATCACGAAAGCCCGAAAAAAGGATCACGAACCGCTGATGATGTTGTTCTGGTCTTCTGGTCATGCCTTCCGGATCATGGCGGGCTGATTCTGCTTAATGGTAGAAAATGGTAAACGATGCACGAAATAATCAATGTTTATGCGGGTTTTCTGCTGATTCATCATAACATTACCGCTATGATGTTGATGTATTTATCCTTATTAATGGGGCAATCCGGCGGGAGGAGGAGGGAGGAGGGAGGAGGCGCACACACCGAGGCGAGGCGCACCCAGGGCAGACCCCCGCAGCCTCTTTTTGCCCCCGTGCGTATAGAAACTATATATAGTGTTGTTGTTTGGTTTCTTTCCCAGAGATAAATAGTCTCTTCCCCGTGCGTTTATTTTCCTGCTATCTCCTGCACTGTTGAGCAATCGAGATGCGAAAAACACGGGGTTTTATCATATTTCCTGCTACCTCCTGCTACGGTGTGCATAGGTCTTTTTGGGGGTATGGGGCCAGGAGTTCCTTGTTTGAGTCACAAAATTAAATTGTATCCAATATGATATTAGCGAAAATAATAATATTATGCGAAGTAGAAAAGTATGAAGAAGATAATCAGTGAAGGTACAGTGTACTGGATAAATGAGGACAATATAGAGTTTGTGGCTGAGATGCGCAAAGACTATGCGGTGCGGTTTGTCTCTGGCACTGTTATGCGTGTTGATGAGCAGACTGCGAAGGACTTGATAGGAGGATACGATGCCAAGAAGAGAAAAGATGTTCAATCTCGATCTAAAACCGGCAAAGTTTGAGAATAAAGTGCATCGGTATTTTGATCAGGAAGGGCCGTATACATTTGCTGGATTGTACTTATTCCTGGGTGTGAGTGAGAGGAAGTATAGATCTCTCAAGAAGGTTCCGGAGTATAAGGATGCAATCGAATATGCGCAGGCTAAGATGCAGGAACAGTATGAGCAGAGACTCATGACCTCACAGCCTACCGGAGCGATATTTGCTTTGAAGAACATGGGCTGGAGTGATACTGCGAAGATCGAGATGGCGGTTGATGGACAGATGTCTGTCGAGCAGCTTCTCAAAGACGGGAAGATGAAAGCCAAATGAGTGATGTTGATATTACTCTGAAACAGTACATTGAAAGTTATCTGAAGATACAGACAAAGAACGGTGAGCTTGTAACTCTGAAAATGAATTATGCGCAGAACCGTTTTTATGATCTTTTTGCGGATTGCTATGACCGTGATGTGCCGTTCAAGTGCATTGTGCTTAAGGCCCGACAGTTAGGTATCTCCACGGCAACCGAAGGTGTTATGTCTGCCTTATGCATGACTAATTACTTCAGAAATGCCCTGATTGTTGCCCATACTTCTGACTCAAGTACTCATATCTATAACATGGCAAAGAGGTACTATGACAACCTTCCTAAAGGCCTCAAGCCCATGATGAAGTACTCCAATGCAAAGGAGTTACGGTTTGAGAATCCCGCCAAAGACCCGCCCGATGATATGAAGGGCTTAAGGTCGAGTATCCGTGTGGCTACTGCCGGACAGGGCGGTGTCGGTCGATCTCAGACTTTTAACTATATGCACCTGTCTGAGCTTGCATTCTGGGAAGAACAGGATGGACAGACAGTACAGGATCAGCTTACCGGTCTTTTGCAGACTCTTCCTCAGCACGGTTTTTCGATGCTGGTAATCGAGAGTACTGCAAACGGATATAACTATTTCAAAAACCTGTGGGATCAGGCAGTGTCGGGAGAAAGTGATTTCATCCCGCTTTTTATTCCGTGGTACGAAATGGAAGAATACCGGCTTCCTTACCATGGAGAATCCTTCACTGAAGATGAGCTTGCGATCAAAGAGAAGTTCCATCTCGATGATGAACAGCTCATGTGGCGCAGATATGCCATACGAAACCTCTGCGGAAATGACCTCGATAAGTTCAGACAGGAGTATCCCTCCACTCCCGAAGAAGCCTTTATCATGTCCGGTTCGCCGGTTTTCGATCTTCAGAAGGTTATGGCAAGACTTGAGAAAGTGCCTTCTCCCATAGCCCAGGGAACATTCTCTGAGTTAGGCAACTTCTACGAGGAAACAAAAGGCTATACCAAGATCTGGGAACTGCCTGATCCTACCCATGCTTATGCTATCGGCGCAGATACCGCCGGTGAAGGATCTGACTATTTTGTCGCTTATGTGGCAGATAAGACAGACGGAGGGAAACTGGTTGCCCAGTACCGTGCTGAGACAGATGAGAATCTGTTTGTTAAGCAGTTGTATTGGCTCGGTCATTATTACAACTATGCAATGATCGCATCGGAAACCAATTTCTCCTCTTATCCGACTATGAAGCTACAGGAAATGGGCTACTACAACATGTATGTAAGAGAGACTGTGGATACTTACACCTCCCGCACACAGAAAAAATTCGGCTTCAGAACCACATCTCTCACAAGACCGTTGATCATAGACATGTTGAAGGAAGTAGTTTCCGAGCATATCAATCTCCTCAATTCTTCTGACCTTTTGAGAGAGATGCTGTCGTTTGTGAAGAACGAAAAAACCGGAAAGCCCGAAGCCTCTTCAGGAGCGCATGATGACTGTATCATGGCTGCTGCAATTACATTTTTCGTTCTTCCACAAGCGCAGTCCAATACTTACTTCGATGATGACGATGACTACAGCGTTATCTCAAGTGAGGAGATGAGTTTTATTAACTATGGAGGGTAATATGTTCTATTTTGTCACACTGTTTGTTGCGTTTATCTGCTTCTTCGCCGGTTATTACTTCGGCAAAGACTCTGCCAAAGGCAAGACTCTTTCAGAAGATGAGACAGATGCGATCAGACAGGTTCTCGCAGTTCTGAGTTTTACCGGAGGTGGAAATGAAAATAAAGACCAGTCCATCTGAAATCTACGATGAATACGAAAAGGGCAGATCCTTCAATTCCTCTCACGGTCTATACGATACTGTCGAGAAGAATCAGAGTTTCTACCTGGGCGATCAGTGGAGAGGAGTCAACGCTCCCGATCTGACAAAGCCGGTATTCAATATCATCAAGCGTGTTACAAGCTATTTCGCAGCCATGATCGTTTCTGACGATGTTGGTGTGAATATCGTTCCGTTCCATGCCACCGATACAAACAAGGCAATTGCCGATGTTATCTCAAAACAGGTTGAAGCGGTTCTTGAACGCACGAAAGCCAACACAAAATGCAGAACAAATATCAAAAACTGCGCAGTTGACGGTGATACCTGTATGTTCGTCAATTTCAATCCCGACATTGAAACGAACCAGGATGCAAAAGGTGACATTGAGCTTGAAATTATCGACAACACCAATGTGATGTTCGGAAATCCGTACTCCGATGATACCCAATCTCAGCCGTATATCCTCATTGTTCAGCGTTTATTCACTGATCAGGTCAAGGATATGGCGAAATCTATGGGTGTTTCGGACGAGGATGCCCGCAGAATTACTCCCGACAGCGAAACGATGTCTCTTGTGACCAAATCTGCGGATGAACTCACCACGGTTATCACTAAATTCTGGAAGGAAAAGAAGGATGTTGAGGTTGGATTCGACCCGATCACCAAGCAGAAGATCAAAAGAACCAGCACCTCTGTCCATATGACCAAGGTGACGAGGGATGTGACACTCAGAGAACCTGTTGATATGGGTTATGTGAACTACCCCATCGCCTATATGACATGGGAACACGTGAAAAACTCCTATCACGGACGGTCACCTATCACCGGACTCATTCCAAATCAGATTTTCATCAACAAGATCTATGCCATGTGCATGGTTTACATGACAAACATGGGCTTCCCGAAGATCTTCTATGATCAGAACAAGCTCGGCAAGCTCTCAAACGATGTCACAAAAGCCGTTGCACTTCCAAACATGGACATGGCTGGCAAGATGCTCGATGCGATCAAGGCACCGGACTTCTCCAATCAGATTATTCAGCTTGTTGATTCAACAATTTCCTATACAAAGGACTTCCTCGGTGCTTCGGATGCTGCGTTAGGTAACATTTCAAATCCTAACAACACTTCTGCTATCGTTGCAGTTCAGCAGGCATCCTCCGTACCGCTTGAGATTCAGAAACTTGACTACTATCAGTTCTATGAGGACATCGTAAGATCCATCGTTGATGTTATGGCTTGCTCCTACGGCATCCGTGAAGTGCGGATCACAGAGGAACAGGCAAAGACCATGGGCCTTGTGGAAGGACAAGATCCGATCACAGGCGAGGTTCAGTATGCATCTGCAATGACAGTCAACTTCGGTGTGCTTCATAACATGAACTATGACATTGATGTTGAGATCGGTGCTTCTTCTTACTGGAGTGAGACAACCCAGGTGCAGACCATGGACTCACTGTTTGAGAAGGGCATCATCACTAATCCTGTTACCTACCTTGAGGGCATCCCCGATAAGTACATTCCGAATAAGCGGAAGATTATCGAGGAGATCAAGGCTGAACAGGAAGCAATGCAGATGGCACAGGCCATGATGGCTCAGCCAATCCCCGCAAATCCCGCAGATCCGAATGTAACAGTCGGTATGCAGGATGGAGAGGATAACCGTGCGCCGGTGAACGAAGCCGGTAATCAGCAGTTACAGGATGTATATGCAGCATCCAAAGAATTTTATGGAGGTAACGCATGAAATGCCCCAAATGCCATAAGGTGATGGTAAGAAAGACGGACGGGAAGAATGTCTACT